AGACGGGCGTTATTTTTCGCACGCTGCTGCTGACTTAACAAAAATTCGCGATAAACCGACACGCCAATATTCGGGTTAGCTTTTTCCAGCACCTGCGGGTCGGTCCAGTTATCGCCTTCGTCAACGGTATAGATGATCCCGAACAGTTCATCGTTGGGTACCGACCCGTTGAGCATCTCGATAACTTCCCGTCGCTTGTCGTAGCACGGCCCCTCAATGTTGTACCCGGCAGTAGTAATGGCCCACATCAGTGGCTGACGTCGCGCCCCCATCCCGGTAAGCATCGTGGTGTAAAGCGCATCGGTGGCGTGCTCGTGATATTCATCCACCACCGCACAGTGGGGTGATGAACCATCACCGGGGTTACCGATCAGCGGTTCAAACCGCGCGCCATCCTCCGGACGATTCATGTTTGAGGCGTTAACCTCAATCCCGAACGCTTCCGTCAGCATGGGTGTGCGTTTACACATCAGTCTTGCCGGACGAAAGACTTCCCATGCCTGTTTCTCCGTCGTGGCACCGGAATACACTTCCGCGCCGAACTCGTTATCACAGGCAAAACAATACAGGGCGACACCGGCAGAGATTGCTGATTTGCCGTTCTTACGGGGGATTTCGGTATACACCTCCCGGAAGCGGCGCAGCCGGGTACCTTTATTGACCCAGCCAAACGCACAGCAGATCACAAAGAGCTGCCACGGCTCCAGCGTGATGGGCATCCGTTTAAATGCCCACTCACCCTTGGTATGCGGCAACAGCTGAATAAATTTGGCGGCCCGTTCAGCCAGGTCCTTGTCGAAGCGGTAACGAAACGACTTACTTTTTTCCGCCATCAGGTCATCAAGATGGCGCTGGCAGGCCTGAATCACAAACTGGCAGGCCACAATCTTTCCGCGCACGACATCACGGGCATACTGATTGGCAGCATTTACGTTGGGGTAAGATTTCCGGCTCATGATTCGATGATTTTCAGAAACGGGTTAGTGGCTTTCTTCTGCCCCGCCAGGCCAATCAGACGCTGGCGGCTGCTGGGGTCAAGTCCGAGCATTGCACCCGTGCTGCTCATCTCGGACTCCTGTTCTTTTTTGGCGGTCAGCTCCGGATTTTTGACCATGCCGCCCATTGCACCGGTGATGGTGTTGCCCTGTATGGCAATATTTTTCACGGCACGTCGCCAGAACTCGTAGGCCACGCACCACCGCTCAAGCACCGCGAGGTCAGTCACGCACAGCAGGCCCTGACCGCAGAGTTCTTTAGTTGTCAGTTGCCACATGATCGTAGCGAGAGGGAGATCTTCTTCAGCGAACCACTCCGGTGGCTCAACACCTTTGATGGGCGTAAAAACAGGTTCATCTTTATTCAGGGCTCGCTTGCCGGGGTTTCCGGCCAGCGCCTTGCGCGCCGTTGGCTTGGGGCGACGCCCGGAACGCCCCGCCGTTCCAGCCATATGCGGCACTCCTGGTTAAATTTCATTTTTCGCGGGTATAAAAAAACGATGGGGCGGGCAGTCCGGAAGACGTCAGGCCGCAGGGATTTGACCCGCCCCTCCCCTCAGGAAGTTGAGAATCATTATCACTTCAACCGTTCACGGGCCGTCTTCGCCTTATGACACGGCCAGCACAGACTCTGCAGATTACAGTCGGCATCAGTGCCGCCATGCGCTTTAGGGATGATGTGGTCAACGGTTTTCGCTTCACGCACCACACCGGCACGCAGACATAACTGACATAAACCTTTGTCACGTTTCAGTACACGTTCACGGATAGCATCCCATTTCGAACCGTAGCCGCGCTGATGACGGGATTGTCCTGGCTTGTATTGCTTCCAGCCTTCGCTTTTGTGGCTTTCGCAGTAGCCTGACGGGTCAGTAGTGGTATGGCGGCAGCCGCGAACGCGGCAGGATTTTGGGATTCGTGGTGGCATTGAAGAAAACTCTTTGTAATAAGCATAAAAACCCCATATTGAATGGGGCTTGATGAATTACTGTCCTAAAGCACTTTTTGCCAATATTGAAGCAATTGAAGCAAACGTCGGATTTTCCAATAGCTTTTGCCAAAGGCTTTTAACCTCTGGATCATTGCAATGCTCTATAGCATCATGTAGTTGTTGAATGGTTATATTCTTTGTGATCGAATTATCATTACCGGCTTGAAAATCACCACCAGCATTAATAGCACCGTTAAACGTCAAATGGGTCGTAATCTGCTTCGGCTTCTCTTTTACATCCAATGCCTTCACTATCAATACCGCCAAATGTGAGTAGCCAGGGCAACCAACCTCGAGACTAATTTGCACCTCGTAATCAAGCACTTCAAATAGTCTTTCCCTGTCGACCATTTTTTGCACAATGATATCGCCGATATTAAATGGGCATAAGTCACTTTCAATAGGAATATACAATCGGCCTTTAGATGAGTCACGTTGACCATAATAGGTGGATGAATTAAAGGTAAAAGTATCTGGATAGAAAAATTGATCTGGTCTCATAATAGTCCCTTTTGTGTTTTGTGGATATCTCCATTAATTAGACTATTACTTTATCTCTTTTCCCAAATACATACATTCAAAATTAAGAGCATTATCACAGATAATTTCGAAGCGATATTGCAATGCCTACCCATGACCTGTATTCAACGAATACGTATCAGAGGAATACCTTGTTCGTTATCTACATGACGATAAAAATATACATCAATTTTGATTATCAATGATTCTGATATCTGACTTATCCCTATTACATTGAGCCAACGCGGATAACAAACTTACATTCAAATCAAGACTTGCACCATACGTCAGTGGGTTGGGTATAAACGGTACAGGTGTATCAGAAGTCAAGCTGACTGGTAGTGGAGTCTTCGGAATGCTCACGTAAACTGTTCGCGTACTTCCGCAACCGGTCAGCAGCGGCAGCAGGCACAGGGCGTACAGCACAATCATCATCCGCAACAGCCACTTTGATATCAGCCTGGGTTCTCTGTGACTCCAGTGCGATCTGCTGTTTTGCATGCTGGTTAGCCTCCAGAACTGTATTGACGATTTGCAGTGATTGCAGGACGTTATTGGTAATAGCGGTTGCCGATTCGGCATTTTGTACAGCCTCATCAGCACGTTTCTTTTCGCGCTGGTATTTGCTGTGGTAGTGGTTAGCTGACCAGACGAGAGAACCGAATAAAGTCAGGAGGAAAGCAGAAATAACCAGCTTATAGCGAAGTTTCATTAACCACCCCGCCAGCTTCTTTGAATTTGGCAATCAGACTATCGATCTTGTGTTCATACTGACCGTAGCCAGCACCGGGCAATGAAGCCCAGATATTGCTGCAACGGTCGATTGCCTGACGAATATTGCCACGGTCAATCATCGGTAAAGCGCCACGCTCTTTAATCTGCTGCAGAGCTACAGCGTCCTGGCTTTCTGGAGAAAAATCTTTCAGGCCAAGCTGTTTACGGTAAGCATCCCACCAGCGTGAAAGAAGCTGGTAACGTCCAGCGGCTGTTGATTTGAGTTTGAGGTTTAGCATGACAAGTTTGCGAGGGTGATCGGAGTAATCAGCGAACAGTTCGCCACCAACAATAACGTCATAACCGTGGTTACGTGTCGGTTGTCGCCCGTTATCCGTTCCTTCTGACCATGCCACCATATCAAGGAAAGCTTTACGCTGGGAATTTAGAGCCTGCATAAATTACTCCTTCGAGCTACCAAATTTATTACCGATTACTCGCATTGCAGCCCCACGAATAGCATCGACACCGATCAGCCCCACGCCACCACCAATGGCAACAGAAAGCGATTTAGGCCATCCGACATACTCAAGCGCGGATGCAAAAGTCAGCGTCAGAGCACCACAGAGCAAAATCTCGAGCGTTTTTCGCTTCCAGCCACCACCACCACCAAAATAAGCAATACGCAAACCAGCCATAACGATCGACATAATCACTGCGCCAAGAGGCGTATCTCCACGCCACCAGCTCTGGAAAATCTCCAGCCAATCCGGCCATGTGTTTGGATTATGGGGCATGAATATCGTCTCTCACCTCGTAAGTTATGCAGGCGACATATAAAAAGTTAAATAAAATAGTTGAATCAGATTGAGACATGGAAAAGGCTCGCCTGTGCGAGCCTTTTATTTAGGTAGAGTGTTATAATAAAATCAAATTTACATTATCTTCTTCCAAAAAGAAGATAATCATCATATCCTTCAGAGCTCCTGATAAGCAGGTTGCAATTTTTCACACCACTGCCTTAAAGTAGAAGCCCTTCTCTTTATTGTTTTGGAGCTGAGAGATATACATCTATCTTGCAAAAATCGTTCAGCTGTAAGTGGATCGAGCTCAGAAAGATTTTTAGCTTGACTCCAGGTAATCCACGCCCACCCGCAATGACTTGTTTCAAAACCGCGTGCAGCGATTCTTAGTCTCTTATCATAGTCAGATTCAACCAATTGCTGACCAAGAGCTGAAACAGAACCATTACTATTTAGTAACCCAAGTATTTTGGCCGCATGAATATAATACAATATATGTCGATTATCCAGACCAGTACTAATCAGGTTCAGATGCTTCTCTTGCCATTTTAATTCAACTATCTTAAACACTTGTTCAATTAGGTTAGCCTGCGGTACCTGATAACTACTAACAACTTGAGTAGCCATTTTAATCAATGTGCCAGAATAGAACTCAGCATCAGTTTTTCTGACTCTAAGAATAATATCATCAGTCACATTACTTTTTAGTTCAAAACATGAACTTGTCTCTATCACACTTTCAAATAAAGCAGATAACATCTGAACATCGATATTATTCTGTTTAACAAAACCAATAATATCTTTTCTTGATAGAATCAGCTCATTTAGTTTTTTCAGCAATGGTTCAATTTGCTGCATTTTATCTGCCTTGAATGAAAGAACAAATGAACCAGGACGTCCAGATACTGGACTCATTACATCTTTTTCATCAAATGCAGCTAATATTGATGAATAGAAATCATTAAAACACTCAAAAAGCTTCGAGACGCCTTTTAAAACCAAGGGTTCCACAGAAGTTGCTGTTTTCTCCACATGAATCTCATGCGTAGAGAATTCTACCTCCTTTCCAATTTTACCATTAGGTAATACAGGAAGAACACTACTAATATATAAGTTAGGTTCTGGAATTTTTATCTTCTCATTTAACTCAGAAACATTTATTTTTATTTCATCAACATGATTATCTTCATAGTAAATATTAAACTGATAGCAAAGCTTTTGTTCTTGATACACTAAAACACTTCTAATATCAATTCTTTTACGCTCGAAGTGCTCCAACCTATCTTTTGAAATCGGTATGATAATCCATTTATCATAATCTTCTTCGTCGCCAATCCAATAGACAACAAACATGCTATTTATTTCATTAGACACAGAGAAAAGTTTTGGCTCTTCGAAGAACTCATAAATTTTTTGCATATATAATGTGCCGAACACACTATCTTCCAAAAAAATATTGCTCATCTAACCACCTCTCTTATACAGGTGAATTTTTCATGAACTCGAGCATCTTTACAAAGCCAAATGGTAAAATGAGTCGAATCAGGAGCTCCTGTTTTTAGCATTCTTCCATCCTGTGGATTCAACTCGCCTTTAGCAATAAACCTTTCACCTATTCCTTCAGGAAATTTATTAAATACATTTACCAGTGATGTTTCGTCCATGAACATAGAAACACCATAGCAGCATTTCAATTTTAACCCTTGGAACTTTTTCATTCTTTTTGGGTTTTCTTCTTTCATGTTTAAAAAACAAGCTTTCCCAGGTGGATTATTTCTGGCTAAGCGATAAAAAACCCCTTCAGCATCCAAGGACTCTTTTGGAGGAACATCTGCAGGAAAATAATCGGGAAAAATCTGTTGGGCAGAGTCTTCAAGAACCTGCTGTGCATTTTTAGTCATACAATACGCTACCCAAGTAATTAACAAAAATCTGCCAATTTATTGGATATACACGTCCCAAATCCCTTGGCATCGTATTGAATATAACAACAAGCACATTAATCACATATGCAATAAAGGCATAAAAAACACAACATATATAGCAAAAAGAAATCAAAAACAATATACGGGATGATGAGGATTTTTTTTATCTATATATAGTGGCTGGGCAAAAGAATTGTTATAAAGTTGGCGTCCCTTGCTCCCATGTAATCATATGAAACACAGGATATAATTCCTGAAGGTAATCACATACTTCCCTAGATACATAGATGAGAGACTAAAATAAAACCTACCGCCAAGAACTATGCTTTTTTCAACCAATCGTACTCTCTGCCCTGTCTAAAAGGCGGCCATTCAAAGCAAGTACTTATTCTTTTATGTTTATCAAGAAGCTACTAAGACTATTCAGAACTGATATTTGGATAACAAAATACCTACTTGATGGCGGGTTCTTGAAGATTCTCAACGGCAGACATACAAAGCCCATCGTTGAGAAAATCTTATCCATATTTTTTGAAAAATGCAAGCATCATGTCGCAATCTTCGGCGAAAATCACTTATCTCGTCACCTTTCTCAATTGTGCTTCAGCGTAAGATTCCTCCTGCCAGCACTTTGTAACCAGTTTATCAATGACATTTGCATATCCTTTGTACCACTGATAATCAGTCAGGTCCGGTACCAGCTTCTGGACATGATGCCGCGCCAGTGTGGTTGGTAAACGACTAAACCGTTTTCCATTGCAACGCCCACAAATCTTATAAACAGGTGTGCCATGAAGCCGGGTCCTTTTTTCATCCAGGACAATACCTTTACCCTTACACCCTCTGCACGCTGTGCTGACTTCTCCCTTACCATGACAATGCTGACATAGTTCCTTCACCCACTCCTCCTTGATAACAGATTCACCGCTTCTGGAGTGTTTCACCACTTCGCGCAATACATTATGAAATCCAGTACCAGCACAATGCTCACAGCGAGCCTTACTTGCCGCAGACCTAGAATAATCAGCAAAGGCAAAATTCACAAGGTAAGGGATGATCTGTAACCGGGTTTCTTCACTCAATTTGTTCAATGTCGGGTTATCCAGTGCCATCGCGTAATTGAGCAGACCTTCAATCGCAAACTGAGGATCCTGAACACCAACTTTTGCCAGAAATAAGGCAAACCCAAGCAGTGCTTTCGACTGCACCATCCCCTGCGCAGCCATCACATCCGTAATCGTTAAACCACCCGAGCCTGTCGCCGGTGCCTCATCGCTCAATTTGGGAGATTTTGGGGAGTAATATTTTGGTAAGGCTTCAAGGTTCATGCTCGTTCTCCACTTACGCCAGTACGCCTATTGCCAGCGCACGATCGATAAAACGAAATATCAGCTCCAGCTGGGAGCCATACTTCTCTTCAAATGCCACGGTATCCGCATGCAGCTCGTCGTGATGCTTTCTGCACAAAGGCAATACAAAGAGGTCATGCGCTTTTGTACCCATTCCACCCTGACCGTGACCTATCAGGTGGTGGGGATCATCAGCAGGCTTTCCACAACATGCACACGGCTGCGTCTTAACCCAGCGCTTGTACTTTTCGTTAACCCAGCGGCGACGTTTAGGGCGTAACATAAAAGACTCCGGCGACTCCGGATCCACTTTCAGCGCCAGCACCTTTTTCGCTTTATCCTGGATGATGCTGGTGGCAGGAACCGAAGGCACAAGATCACTTTCCCGGGTGACAGACGGCACAACATGCTTCGGTAATCTCAGTGCCTTACGGGCTGCACTTTCCGGTAAGGCATCCGCCAGATCATTACGAATCAGCCACCAGCACAGTTCCGGCATTGTCACAACGTGACTGTCATCAAAACCGAGATCCCGACGCACAACAGACAACACCCAGCGGGCACAGTTATCCGTTGCCATTGATTC